TGTTATCACCTTTTCTTCTTCAATCACTTCTTCCACCGAATCTTTATCCACCTTTTTTTCCATTCCTTTTGCTAATTGAACAACAAATGCATCGCCACCATCAATTGCTTCTTTTCCCAGAATTTCCCGTTGTTCATTTATTGTTAAAATTTCATTTGGTTTTATATCGGATAAATATGAAATTGGCGGTTCATATAATACTTCCATCCCTTCGGTATCAAAACCGCCCAATTGGTGAAATATTTCAATAAATTGTTCCAGAAATACTTCCGTTGTTTCATTAACCACAATATTTTGCACAATTTCATATGCAATGCGGATTTCCGCACCGGTTGAATTCATTTTACCGGCCGATACCACACCCGATAATGCGGGTTGCCACCGATGTGCCGTGTGGATGGTTTGTATTGTAATCCGTTGTAAATCATCCCATGAACCATCTTGATCATCTTTTATTATTTGAACATTGGCCGGTGTTGTATCGCCACTTCCTTTTACCAAAAATAAAATTTTCCCTTGATTGCCTTCACCCAAAAATTTGGATTGTGCTTCACGAACCATTTTTTTTGCTTCTTGTTCACTCATATCACCCGAAATTTCAATTATTGCCGATGGCTGGAATGAATTTTTGAATTTTGAATGATTCCATTTACCAATTTCGTAATCAATGGCAATATGTTCAAGTGATCCAACATAATCCGGTAAACCATAAAAATGAAATGTTGGTTCATAATCTTTAAATTGAACAATGGAACGGCTACTTTTAAACGATGGATACAATGGAATTACCTTCATTAAATCTTCTTCCATTTGCCATTCCGCCCAATTGGGATGAATGTAAACCGCTTTTTTATCTTTTGATATTCGGCATGTGGTGGCATCAAGATGATAAATATTAAATCCGCCATCATATTGAACAATTTCCATATACGCATTGCCAAACGAATAATAATCATCCACCAATTTTTTATAAACATCACGCATGGTTTCTTTATCGGCATTTACTCTTTTGAACCAATGCATTAATGTTTCATCATTGGCCGTAAATCCACGCCCCGATGTAAAGGCCGTTTTTTGTGTTAAAATTGCACGATGCGTTGGTGATTGCCGTTTTAATTCGGCCAAATATTGCGGGAATAAATTATTACATCCACTTGGAACAAACGGTGTTATTATTTGATCTAAATTATGCGGTTCGGTAATATGTTCCGGAACGGCTAAATTTAAAACGCCATACGATAAAATATTAGTTTTATCCTTTTTTAATATTAGTTTGTTTTTTGCTTTTTTTCTTGGATTTTTTGTTTGTGCCATTGTTTGTTGTTTTTTCCACAAATTGTTTTAATCCCAATTCTTCATATGCAAATGCCAATTGATCTTGCGTGCATTTTCGCCACGAAAAGTGATACCCTTTATATGTGGTTCGCCCCCTTTGTAATTTTGCTTTATATGTTGCCATATCCAAATAATTATTAATGCTTACAAAAAATGGAATCGATTCATTTATATTTCCGCAACACCCCATAAATAAAAAAGGTAAACCGGCATAATGCCGGCTTCCTTTATTTTTTTTATGATAAAATCACCGTTAATGCAGCAGTATCCACCGTATATGCACCGGTGTATTCTCTTGGTAATTCGTATTGTTTGCACGAAAATGTTGCCGTTATACCATTTTCATCCGTATATGCCGCACCCGTTGAACCATCCAATCCGGATAATATTCCGAATGTTTGATTCCTATAATTTACATCTTCATTTTCGTATAATTCCGAAATACCCAATATCCAATTGTGGCCATTAGTATCTTGAACAACCGCAATTAAACATTCATCTTGTGCTTGCATTAATTCTTGGAATGTTGTTCCTTGCCATCTTGGGAAGTACATCTCAACACTACATTCATATGTTGTTTGGCCATTTTCTTTTGTGCCGCTAACATTCATCGTTGCGGTTTCATCTTTAAATTCATATAAAAATGCCGTTTCGGCCGCACCAACCGATGAACATGTGTGATCCGTGTTTGAAAACGCAAATGTATTACCCGTTAATGCACCCCACGAAAGTAATGCAACATATCTTAATCCGCCCTTGCGGTTTATATCCGTGCATCCTATTGCAACGCCCGTATCAATTGCCATAATGTTTTATTTTTTTAAAGGTTAAATATTCGTTTAATTAAGTATATTACGGAATAAGAATTTGCATGTGAACTAATGAATTCCATCCATATTGGTATCCCATTCTAAAATATGCTCTAATAAATACTTGTTCTTCCAAATCATCATAAAAAACTTTTACTTGATTATCTGGATCATTTACATTTGAGCCAATCATTATATTGGATTTTGCGGAATATACAACCCCGTGTTTATTATTTCCACCACTTACAAAAACATTTGGATTCGTATCGGCCAAAATTGTATCCCATTCATAAATTGGAACAACTTCCACACCCCTAAAATACAACGGTGGCAACCCTTCTTGTGCCGCAACCCATCCATAATTCGTGGTTGATGTTGATGTTAATGCACCCATCCATCCATTATATGTTGATGGATCAACAAACATTCTTTTATCTTTTGCTGGAATTTGGCGTAAAACCGCATTTGCTTCATTATACGCATCCGTTAGCATTGCTTCCGCATCGGTTGCTGATACCGTTCCGGCAACAACTTGTGGTTGCGATGGAACACCGGCCGTTGATGTTGTTCCAACAGTTAATGCACCGGTATCAAATAAAGCAAATAATCCATCTGTCCATCCATATGTGCAATCGGCATGCCCATCTTGGCCACCCCACATTACACGAACAATATCTTGTGCGATACCGCCACGAACACGATCAATAATTACTTTTGATAATTCCGTTCCGGTAATATCCGGCATATTTACGCCCGCTTTATATGATTCGGCAATAAATGTTTCGGCAAATGTTTGCCAACATTGTGATTGCCTTACCGCTACCGGCACGCATGTTATTACTTTATCATCAATATCAAAACCCGTTGATGCACCCGTGCATGATGTATTATCCGGTGTGCATGTGGTGTTTTCCACCACTATTTTGTTTAAAGAATTTGCAAGAAACACATTTTGTTTCACCTTAACATTAGGATACACCGTGTAATGTTTCATAATATCATCTGAATGAAAAATTGGTTCAAGCAAAATCTTTGATGCATATGTTCCGGAATATGCTACCGCGATCGAATTATTTGCAGCCATTTTCTTTTTTTGTTTTTATTTGTTATTAATTTACTTTATTTTTTATTAATTCCGCCAATTGATTATACGCTTCGGTATTTGGATCAACTTTTTCTTTTTTAGTGATTAAATGCGGATCACCCGATGCTTCCACATTCGTTGGCGTTGCGTTTAATTTTGAAATTTCACGCCCCATATTAACGATTGTATCATTAGCGGTTTCCAATTCACCAATTTTATCACTCAATTCACCGGATAATGCTTTTGCATTTTCTTTATCCGCTTTTAAATCGGCAACGGCATCTTCTAAATTTTGAACCCGTTCCTTTAATTCTTCATATGTTTTTTTATACCAATCCGGCATTTCTTCCGCATCTTCAATTTTTTCTTCTTCTTCTTGTTCCATTTCTTCTTCTTCCAAATTATTGATATTTTCGGATTCGTTAAATAATGCTTTTAATTTTTCAACAAGTGTTTTTTCTGATTTTGCCATTTCTTTTTTTGTTTTAATATTTAATATTGATTTTATTTTACTTTCTGTAATGTTTTTAAATTCTGATACATCATATTTTGCCGCCACCTTTATTGCTTCGGTGATTTCATCCACAAATCCAATTTCTTTTGCTTCTTCCGCATTTAGCCATGTTTCTTCTTGCATCATTTCTTTTACGCGATCAACCGGTAAATTGGTTTTTTTCACATATGTGTTTGCAATTTCATTAGATATTTTTTCCAAAACATCGGCTTGTTTGCGTAAATCATTGGCTTCACCCATTGAACCGCCCCATGCGTTATGAATCATAAACAAAGAATTTTCGGACATATAAACTTTATCGGCCGCCAAAACTACAATTGTTGCAATGCTTGCGGCAATCCCTTCCACATATGATCTTGTTTCGCCTTGATGTTGCTTTATTGCGTTGGCAATTGCCATTCCATCAAATACTTCACCACCTAATGAATTGATGTGAATATTTAATGGTTTACCCTTGTATTTTTTTAATTCTTCAATGAACGATTTAGCATTTACATCATGTGAACCAATTTCATCATAAATATAAATATCAACATCTTTTGATTCATTTCTTATATCATACCGCATGGCGGCAAATATATTTCAATAACCCAAAAAGAATAAAGCATTTTTGGAATTTTTTTACGAAACACATATATTAAAGGATGGTTTGCTTTTTTTCCGTTCCTTATATACTACACGGCCAACTTGGGATTCACTCATTTCAAATTTAATGGATAAATCACAAAATGTATGCGTAATATTACCCAAATTTTCCTTTAATAATCCATCAAATTGTGTGATTATCATATAATTGCGTAATCTTTTTGGTTCAATAAGGCCATGTTCCGTTAAATGGCGAATAATATCTTTAATTGTTGCATCTTTTGTAAATCGTAATTCAATTTCTTTTTCCATTTGTTCCAAAAATTCATAAATTACATCAATTGAATTTTGCCTTTTTGCCATATTATTTATTTTTTATAGTTTTCCCAATTTCATTAAAGAATTTAAAAACCGATTTCCGGCATCCACCACAATTCATGCTCATTTTATTGCTT